CCCGCAATCATCCAAGCACCGGCCAAAACCATTCGTGGTGATGTCAACCGTAATGTGCGCGAACAACTGACTCAGTTCTACAAAGGTAACAACCGTGTAGAAAAAGAACTGAAAATGTTTGCTGATGAAAGCCAATACGATGCGTATCTGCGCGAAGCCTCGGCCCTTACCGGCGGCGGCGATGGCAAAGGTGGCCGTACTGCTTATGATCCTACGTTTGTTGCTCTGCGTTTGGCTAATCCCTTGCGTGGCCTGACTCGCACCGTTGCTACTGATGGTTCTTCTTATCAGTTTCGCGTAAAAGTAGGCAACGCTGGCGCTGCTTGGGGATATGGTATTCAGAACAATGGCTCTGCCACTACTGAAGACACCACCATTTGGCAATTGGTTCTGCAAGACTTGAATGTTCAGTTCCCTATCCGTACTGCGGCTTTGGACGACATTGATGGTTTGGAAGCCAATGTGGTTGACGATATGCTGGTTGAGTTTGCTCAAGCAGAAGCCCTTTCCATGATCCAAAATAACGATCAAGGCGCAACATCGTTGCCCTACGGTGGTTCTAATGGTTTGCGTGGTTTGGATCAGTATGCTGGTTCTAATAGCACCTATGCTGGCGGTACAACTTCTACCCCTGCATTTGGTACTAGCGGTACTGGTTCTACTTCCGGCTTGCATAGCTTGGCAACTTACGATCAGTTGACTTCTAACGCTAATACGGTTGGTGCAAACGCAATTGCCTACAAAGACGTTATCAACTTGATCTACGCTTTGCCACAGCAATACTGGACTACCAATGCCAAGTTTATGGTTAACCCCGTGCTGGCACAGGCAATCCGTGGCTTGCAAGATACCAATGGACGTCCGATTTTCAACTCTGTTGAATCTCTGAATCCTGATGGCATCATCGGCCAGATGTTGGGCTTTGACGTTGTGATGAACAAGTATCTGGACACTCCTAGCCAGACTACTACTGGTTCTGCCGGTACTAACAGCTTGTACCCAATGTACTTTGCTGACTGGAGCCGCTTCCACACAACCGTGGATCGTCTGAACATGGTTATGCGCCGCTACGATCAAACGTTGCCAGGCTACATCACGTTCTTTGGCGAGAAGCGTTTGGCTACATCGGTTCGTGATCCGAACGCTGGTGTGCGCTATCGTTCTACCGGAACAGCAACCTAATTGTTGCCTTGGTGGGGGCTGCGGCCCCCGCCTTTTTCTCAATCCGAAAGTATCACCATGACTATTACCGAAAAAATCCTTACGGGCATTAAGCAAACTATCAATGAGGGTGGCAAAGTAACCATTGACTTGAAAGAAGCATCAAGCCTTACAGGTTCTGGTGATAACAAGGGTGGACGCACTTTATTTGATGATGCATTCGCAGCGTTGCGTTTTGCAAACCCGATTCGACAAGCAGCGCGACAAGTTTTTCGTGCTGGACAAAGTTCTGTGCAGTTTGTTGCCAAAGTTGGTAACAGCACAAATCAAACAAACCCTTGGGGCTACACGTTTACCGCCGATAGCGGAACGCCCGATACCGACACATCTATTTGGCAATTGCCCACTCGCGTGATTACTGCACAACTGCCTATTCGTACTGCGGTGCTTACAGATGTAAATTATTTAGATGAAACCCTTGTTCAAGATTTGATGCAAGAGTTTGGCGCTGTTGAAGCAGCATCTATGATTCTTAACAACGATCAGGCTGGCTCTACAACTACCGCATACGGCGCTACAAGCGGTTTGCGTGGGCTGAATATGTACACGACTGCCAGCGCGTCAGCATTTGGCTCTAGCGGCACGGCAATCACTAATGGTATCCATAGCATTGCAACCGTAAGCCAAGCGGGTGCGGCTATTGTGTATGGTGACATCACTGATATGGCTCGGTTGTTCCCTGCCCAATATTGGACGTTGCCTGGTACTGCATGGATGATGCACCCGCAGACAATCCACAATCTACGCAACTTGGGCGGCGCTGCAATTAAGCAATTCCCTGAAGTTGGTGATGGCGATGGTGGCGCAGTAACTTATATATTTGGTTTCCCTGTGATCCCTAATCCCTATATGCAACTGGTGGGCGCTGGAAACTTCAGCATCTATCTGGCTAACTGGCCCAACTTTGTAACGATTGCTGACATTGAAGAAATGACGGTGCAAGCATTCGATCAGACAACGCCTGGTTTCATAAATCTGTATGCGGAAAAACGTCTTGCTAGTACCGTTCGTGATCCATTTGCTGGTATTCGTTTAGTGGGCGTTTAATATGCCAGCAGATACCGTCATGGCTGGAGTGCCCTACGGGGCAGTCACACGCAACCCGTTTAATTACGTCAAGGTTGAGCAAATCAACCGCGACAATTTGACGGCATGGTTGACGCTGGAAGAAATCACCCAGCAGTTGAACCTGTTCGGCGATGAAAGCCAAGATAGCTATTTGCAGGGGTTGGAATTGGCTACCCGCCAAGCAATTGAAGATTACTTAGGGTTATCAATCTTCAGCCTGACGTATCGAGTTTGGTATGGCATTGAAAGTCTAGTTTCCTCGCCTATTTGCTTTGACTTGCCCGAGGTAAGCCAAAACATCAATAGCGGACAGGCTGGTATTACGGTTAATTCGCTAAAATACTGGAACGACAATTTCCCGCCTGAGTTGGTGACGATTGCCAGTTCCAATTATTACTATGATGCTTCGGGCAACAAAGTGATTGTGAATAGTCTGCCGACATCAATCAATTCGGTAATGACGGCTCCAATTGTGATTGAATATTCCACCGTGGCTAACCCGATTTCGGCTTATCCGGTAATTAAACAAGCTGGACTGTTACTGCTTACTCACTTGTACAACAACCGTAGCAATACTGTAGATACACCAATTCGAGAAATCCCATTTGGCGTTGCTACCTTACTGCGAAATTACAAACCATTGGTGATGTAAATGGCAATCGCACGGTTTGAAAACATTACGGTAAATCGACTCACCTTTGGTGTAAGTACCTTTGGTGAGCAAAGTACGACTGTTACCCAATGGTTCCAAACCCGTGCGCGTGTGCATTCGGTGGCTAACCATGTAAAAATAAGCGAAAAGTATCGCGTTTATTCCGATGTAGTGGACTTTACGCTGAACTATACGCCAAACACAAAAGAAATGATTGATAACCAAAATCTGTATTCAATCAATTGGCGTAATTTTGATTGGCGCATAGATAACGTGCGCGAAGCTGATGATCGGATGACTGTAAAGATTATTTGCGTTCGTAATGATCCTGTGGCGGCGGTGTAATGGCACAAAACAATCCAGTTGACTATGCAAAAGCAATCCAATATCAATTGGCTAACATTGTCACGCCTGTGCCTGTATACGCCTCTTTTAATCGGAATTACGCTACTCAGCCTAAGTTTCTGGTTTGGAATTTACGCAATGTTCATCAGCCGGTTTTTACTGGACAGAATCAAAACAATAAAGGGATAGATCGGCCCATATTTCAGATTTCAATATTTACCCAAAATATTGAGGATGGGTTTACAATTAGTAATCAAGTTCTTCAAGCGTTGCATGGATATTCGGGGCAGTTTGGTGGATCAAGCGGCTTTTGGATAAGTAAAGCAGACGTAGTTTGGCTTTATAACTCATACAATAATGAAGAAAAACTGGCAGAGATATTTCTCGACTGCACACTAGATATTCCAACATAGAACATTAATTTAACCTTGAAGGAAATTTATCATGGCTTTACCCAATAAGGTACTACCTGGCTTTAGCGCCACAATGTACGCACAACCCGCCACTACTCCTACTGTATTGACGCTTGCTCAATTGTCTACGCTATCAAATGTGGCGGCTATTGCGGTAACTGGCAATTTGATGAATATTGAGGCAGTTCCTGCTTTCGGACAAGATGATGCGGTTGCATCGTTCACCGTAGCCGGTTCGCGTCAATCGGACAAGATTCCTAGCCAATCTGCCCCAACATCTATGACGATTACCGCCGCTTGGAATCCTAGCGATGCGGTTATCAATACTTTGCTCCGCACCGATGCTTACAACGGTACGGTGGATCGTACTTTTGTGATTGCAGCTACCGATGGCACAAACATTGTGTACTACTCTTTTGTTGGCCGTGTTTCGCAATTCCAAATTGATTCGGCCCCTGGCGCTGAAGCAAAGTGCAATTTCACTATCCATCCTCGCGGCAACCTGTACGGTTGGTGCAATAACGTTTAATAAGGAGCAACATCATGGCAGCACCAGCAGTAGTTCTACCAGGCTTTTCGGCCTCAATGTGGATGCAAACAGGCGCATCCCCCACAGCATTTTCCACCGCAAACCTATCGGTGTGGACGGCACAAGTCGCCACTATCGTAGGTACAACGGCCAACGGTACAGGCGCAGCAGGTACTCAGCTTAACGTTGAGGCGGTTCCCGCTTTTGGACAAGACGATGCCGTGGCCTCTTTTATGGTTGCTGGATCGCGTCAAAGCGACAAAATCCCAACGCAATCTGCTCCTACCAGCATGACTATCACTGCGGCATGGAATCCCTCGGATGCCGGCCTTCTGTTGATTCGTGGTGATGCCTACAGCGGCGTGATTGATCGTACTTTTGTGGTGGCTGCGGTGGCTGGCGCAACTACGATTGCATACGCCTTTAATGGCCGTGTATCGCAGTTCCAGATTGACTCTGCACCTGGCGCAGAGGCTAAATGCACGTTTACGGTTCACCCCCGTGGCAATCAGTATGGTTGGAGCAATACCTAATGTCTGAACAACTTACCGCCGCGCTGGAGGTGCTAACCAGCACTTATCAAGACTTGGACACCATTGCCCGAGGATTGGTAGTAGACGCTGCGGAAGTCGCACAAGCACTTTCCTCTACTGAGTCTGACTCGGCAGAGGGAGTTGCTTTGCGGGTTCTTGCAAAACACAACCCTTATACGGCCCCTACACGATACACTCCACCACCTTCAGAGGAATAAATGGAAACTAAAATACAAAACACGAATGACTTACTAGGGTTCTTGGTAACCCAATCCGAATCCCGTAAAGATTGGTTTGGGTTTCACCAACAACGCATGACGGCGGTAACGCTGGCCCATGAGATTGCGCGGCATCATGCTGATAAGATGACTCCCGATGAAGTAGTATCCTACGCATTGGAATTGAACAACAAGATTTACCACAAAATTATCAAAGGATAAAACATGAGCAAGTTAGCAACAGCATTTGGCGATTCACAATCCCTGCGGATCAAAACCTTCACTTTGGGCAATCATGAATTTAAAGTTCGTGTTCCCCTGTCCAAAGAAATGGAAGATATGCAGGATCGCATCATTAAGTTGGATGATGCCAAGGTAGCCGAGCGTTTTGAGAAAATGGCGGCTCCTTTTAAGAAGGATGCCATTGAAGGTGTCGTAGTTTCGGATGATGATGTTATCGTAGATGGCCGTTCTATTATGGGACTGACAAAAACAGTCTACACAATGGAAAACAAGATTCTTGAGTACATCAAACTGCTTGTGCCGGCCAATGGTTCGCTGGATGACATCACCTATGAGGAAGTAGAAGCTGAGTGGCCGACTCAAGTGCAAATGGAAATCCTAGAAAAGATTTCTGAGGCTATTCAGCCAGGTTACAAGGACGCAAGAAAAAACTAATACGGGACATTCGCTCACAGGCTAGGGCGTATATCCTGGCTCACGGCGGGTGTCCTGACAAGATAAGTTCAGACGATTTTCGGAATATCGAAATTCTGCTGAGTGACGGGTTTATTGGAAACAAGGCTATTGCTTTGGCAATCAGTTGCTTGACTACAGGCAACCTAAATGCCAAAATAAAAAGCACGGCATCACCCTACAAAATGCAGGATGTGTTGCCATCACTACACGATTACATCGTTCCCCCTCCCACAGAGGAAGAAACGAAACTACAACTCAATAACCAATTGCTGGCATTTATGCTTTCGCGTCCCGATGCAGAACAGTTCTTGAAAGAATGATATGGCCGATTACGTCCCCAATAATAGGACAATCCAGTTAGAAGGATTTGCCGAATTTGAGACGCAATTAAAAGCCTTGGCAGAAGGGTTCCGCTCCGATTTAGTAGCCAGAAACACCCTTGTAAAAGCCGCCAAAGACGCAATGGAGCCAGCGTTAAACACGGCGCAATCAATGGCTCATTATGATGCCAAAAACACCACCAAAATTCACATGAGGGAAACCCTCAGAGTGGATGCCCGCATTCCAAATGCTAAAGATCAGCAATCTGGCTATGTCAACCCCACAGATGCTGTCATTGCGGTATTGTCTGTAAAGAAAAGCGCCGTATCCCTAGCCAATGAATTTGGCACTAAAAAAATGGCAATGCAGCCTTTTTTGCGGCCAGCGTTGGATGCTAGAGCAGAAGATGTTTTAACCGTACTTAAAGAACGCCTTGCTTTTATAATCCCAGCGTATGCGGCTAAATTGGCTCGGCGAAGGAAATAAAAATGGCATCAAATAATATTGCAAGACTTGGCGTTGTTCTTGGCCTAGATATGGCCGAATTTACGGCATCTATTGATAAAGCCATTTTAGCCAATCGCAAGCTAGGCAATGAACTAAAAAAAGATATGAATCGGGCGGCTGGAGATTTGGCCGATCTTGTTCGTGCAACTGAAGATTATGGAAAAACTCTAACAAAAGTAGAGTTGATGCAACGTGCCATTAATGAAGGAAAATATGGCACTCAAAATGATGCAAAGTTAAAAGAAACTCATGCGCTTTTATTGCAGCAAGCCGCTGCTTATGATGCAGTTGAAGCCGCCGCCAAAAAAGCTGGCAAAGCGCAAAACGGGCTTACAGGTTTTCAGCAGCAGAACCTGATGTATCAAACAACCGACTTTGTTACTCAAGTCGCATCAGGACAAAACGTATTGATTGCTGCTCTCCAGCAAGGTGGACAGCTTAAAGACGTAATGGGTGGTTTGCGCCCAATGTTTAATGTTCTTGGCGGATTAATATTTTCTACTACTGGAGCATTGGTTGGACTAGGCGCTGCTTTTGGTACTGTGGCTTATGCTGCATATTTAGGCCATGAAGAAATTGACAAATTAAACAAATCAATTCTTTTAACTGGAAACTATTCTCAAGTAAGTGCCAATGATTTTGAGGGCATGGCCCGTGTAATTAGTTCTTCTTCTAAAGCATCAGTAGGAGAAGCTAAAGATATTTTGAACGCCATGATTAGTTCTGGACAGTTCACAAAACAAACATTTAATTCTGTTGCAACAGTTATTGAAAAATATGCGGAATTAAGTGGTGAAGCACAAAAAGCAGCGGCTGAAAAACTTATCCCATCATTAGATGGTTCTGCATCATCTGCTGCTAAATTAAATTCACAATTCCATTTTTTAACACTTGAACAATATAAAAATATTGAAGTATTAGAAAAAAATGGCAAAAAACAAGAAGCAATTATTGAGGTTTCTGATGCATTAAATGCTAGTTTAAATCGTCAAAAAGTAAATGTTGGTTTGCTTGGGCAAGCCTATGAAGCTACTGGTAAATTTCTTTCTGATTTTTGGGAAACACTTAAAGGAATTGGTAAAGAGCAAACCGGCGCAGAAAGAATTATTGAGTTACAAGTACAGATAAATAAACTTGCAACTACCGCCAATTACAAAAGCAAAGCATTAATGCCTTGGGAAAGAGGTGGACAAAATACGCAAGATAAAGAAATTGATAGATTAACGGCAATCAAAGATAGATTAGTTGCCGGAATTGTTGCTGAACAAGCGCGTAGCGATAAGATCGTAGAAGAATCAAAGAAAATTGATGATTATGCTGCGGCTGGTGGTTTAAGCAAACAAGAGCAAATTCAAAAGCAAACAGATGATGCTTTACGCGCTGCGCGTCTTTCCAGTGCAATGCTAACTAACAATGCAATTTTAAAATTAGATGCTAATCTTGCGTCTTCACAAGAAAAAATTGAAGCAGATTATTTAGAAAATATAAAAGGAAAAAACGCAGTATTTGCTGAAGATTATAGAAAAAAAGCAAATGCTGAAATTCTTAAAACAATTGCTGAGCATAATTTGCAACTTAAAGAATTACTTAAACAAGGCAAAACTTTAGAAGATAATGCTGCAAAAGCAAAGCGTCAAGCAGATCATATTGCTTTGATGTCATCGTTGGATGAAGAGCACAAAATTACAGAAGAAGCATCGTTTAATCTTATTGAATTGCGTGAACAATACAACAAAGATATTTTAGAAAAAGATGCTGCTTTTGTAAAAGAAAGAACTGATTTATTTAATGCAGAAGAAGAAAAAGAAATTGCAAATTATGAATCAAAGTTAGAAACATTTCGTGATAAACAACGCATTAAAAATATTGACGCTGCAATCAAAGAACGTGAAGATCGTCAGAAAATTACTGATGAGGAAAACAAGCTACGTTTTGAAAGAGTGCAAGCTGATGTTGCTTTTTATGATAAAGCAGAAGAAACCGCAGCTATAGAAAAAGATAAACTTAAAAATCAAATAGCAATGGTTGGTTTTAGGGAAAAAGAAGTAAAACTAGCAGAAATAGAACTTCAATATCAACGGGAATTAAAGCGCCTTGAGTCAAGCGGACTTTATGATCCTGACAGTCTTGAGGCAATGAAAAAGAAAGCTGCTGCCAAAAAAGCAGATTTGAGTTTGAACATTGAGATTGCAGATCAGTTAAAAGAAACTCAACGCATTAACGATACTGTATGGAACAACATGAACAATGCTTTGGACAACTTTGTGGAGTCCGGCATCTTGTCTTTCCATGATCTCGCTGGAAGCATTATTAAAGACTTGATGAAGATTGAGTTGAAAGCCTCTGCAATGAACTTGTGGAGGGCTTTGAGTGGTGGTAATGGGTTAACAGGGCTTATGGCTATGCTGTCAACAGGTGCGTTCTTGGGAGCTCCTATTACAGGCATGACGCAATCACAATTCCAAATGCCAGAGTTTGCTGATGGTGGTTCTCCACCAGTAGGTATGCCGTCTTTAGTTGGTGAGCGCGGCCCCGAAATATTTGTACCCAAAACAGCAGGAACCATTATCCCTAACAATCAGCTTGGCAGCATGGGCGGCACGACAAACGTGACAAACTACAACATCAATGCCATTGATACCAAATCCTTTGAGGATCGTATCCTTGGCAGTTCTAAGGCGGTGTGGGCGGCAAATGCCTATGGCGCTAAAAATATCTCTGTCGGGCGCGGGAGAACATAATGTCGTTTCAAACCATATTTAACATTAGCCAATCTATCAGCGTCCAAAACCGCCGCACGGTTGGGCAGCAAGTCAGTCGTTCGGGCCAGGTTCGCGTGGCGCAGTACCTTACGTCTGTGCCGTGGAACTTTGTTGTTCGTCCGCACAACTTTCTGTATTACCCGCAGGTTCGGGATGTCATCCAAACAATTGACAATTACGACAGGCAGATTCCACAAACCATCAGTTTTGTTGAATCAGGGTTAAATTGGTTTACGGCCTATCAAGGCGGCTTAACATCTGGACAAGCGTCTGCGCTTACTCTTGCTTCAGCGCCAGCCGTAAACGCCACAACAATTAGCGTTGGAAATCTACCTTCAGTAGCATCAACTGTAGTAATTTTTGCTGCTGGCGATTTTATTCAGATTGGGATTTATTCTTATAAGGTAACCGCCCAAATATTGCGTGGATCGGGAAGTACGGTAAACGTCACTTTGCATCGTCCAATCATAGGCACACCTACCGTTGGAACATTGACTGCGGTAGGTTCTGATTGCACTTTTTATCTACTTGCATCACAATGCCCAACATATACACTTAATCCAATGACAAACGGCGCATTTGTTCAATGGGACGGCGACTTTGTATTTATTGAGGACATTACAGGATGAGCACCACAATGACGGCTCTGTCGAGCCCATCAATCGTACAGGCTGAATTTATCCGGTTGATTACCACAACCGATACCTATTATTTTTGTAATGCGGCAACGGCCATCACAGTCAATGGGATGACGTTTACCAATCTTGGTAGTTTGCTTTCCATATCACCGATTGATCGCAACATTAAAGCTACATCTACCGACTTGGCAATTCAACTTACCGGCGTGGATGGTACAAACGTTGCTACGGTTCTTGCGGCCAACATCAAGGGTTCTAACATTGATATATGGCGCGGATTCTTGGATAGCCAGAATCAGATCATTACAACGCCAACACAACAGTTCTTTAAGCGATATACGGGCATTGTGTCCAACGCATCTATTACCGAGCAGTTTGACGATCAGATGCGAGTAAGAATAGCCACCGTAGGCATTAGCTGCGCCAGCTTCCGCACCATCCTTGAAAATCGAATACAAGGCATTAAGACTACGCCCAAAGCCTGGAACTTTATTTATGCTAGTGATACTTCCATGAATCGTGTGCCAGTGATTGCTGCAACCTATTTTGACTTTGGTGCGCCGCCGGTTCAATCAAGCCAAGCGGCAACAATTACACCGAGTGGAATTGGACATCAATCTGGCGGAACAAATATAGCTACTGAACCATCTGTTAAAACATTCAAGGGATAGCATGATAAGACAAGCGACAAAATACGATATGCCGGTTTTGATAGAGATGATGCGAGAGTATTCAGCGCAAGCACCTATTGAAGCTATACGACAAAAGCAAGCCCACAACGAAAGTCATGTTGCTCAGTTAATGGCAATGATGATGGCCGGAAAAGGGTTTGTATTGATTGATAATGACAATCGAGGGTTCTTGGCGGCAATGGTTATCAATAACTTTTGGTGTCCCAATGTTATTCAGTTAAATGAAATTGCATGGTGGGTAAAACCAGAACATCGGGAAAGCACTGTTGGTGGTAGGCTATGGAAAGAATTTGACAAGATGGCGCAAGAAATGATTAATGATGGCAGGGTGACTTTTGCTTGTACTTCTGTGCTGGCAAACTCTCCATTTATTGATTACACAAAGCGCGGTTATAAGCTAATGGAAGCAACCTTTTTTAGAGAACAATAAAATGCCAGCATCAATTATTCTTGCCGCTATATATGAAACAACAGCATTAGCGATTACTGCATTGGGTACGGTTGGATATGCTGCGGCTACTTTTGCAATTAATTTTGTAGTGTCTGGCATTGTTGCCCGTACATTTTCTGTAGATCAAAATGCCAATTCATCTATTGACAATGGCGTAAGACAACAAGTAGCACCAGCTACCACTAATAGCCTTCCAATCGTTTATGGTGATGCTTATCTAGGTGGTACGTTTGTTGATGCGGTTTTGACAATCGATCAAAAAGTCATGTACTACGTTATGGCTATTTCAAGCATTAGCCCTAATGGACAATTTCTTTACAATCAATCAACTACAGTAAATGCAGGTAGTTTTGCGGTTGGTACGATTTACACAATTACAACCGTAGGATCAACCAACTTTACTTTGATTGGTGCATCTGCAAACACCGTAGGCGTTACCTTTATTTGTACAGGCGCGGGAACCGGAAGCGGAACAGCCACCAAAGGAAACTTTTACTATGGCGATAGGATAGTCACGTTTGATGCAACCGATCCTACAAAAGTAGTAAGCCTCACCGATGGTGCTGGTAATGTTGATTCCAAAATCAGTGGGAATTTATACATTAACTTGTATACGTCTACCGATGCTGGCGTAATCACTAACGTCACCGGCACGGCCCCATCTACGTTTATGGGCGGCGCTGACATTACAACTGCTTTGCGCTGGACAGGTACACGCCAAATGAATGGCCTAGCGTTTGCCATTGCAAAACTAACCTATAGCGTAGAGGCCGGAACAACCCAGCTTCAGCCAATCACGTTTAACGTAAGCCATTACTTAAACAATACCGGCGCGGCCAAGCCTGGCGATGTTTGGTTTGACTACATAGGCAATGAAACCTATGGCGGTGGGATGCTTAACAACTCCATGCCGACTACCGCTGCTGGTTCATTTGTTGTTGGAAACACTTACAAAATTGCCGCCCTTGGAACTACCAACTTTACGTCCATTGGTGCGTTAAATAATAACGTAGGCGTTTGGTTTACTGCCACAGGAGTAGGAGCAGGAACAGGTACAGCAATTTTGTCCACTTTGATTAATAGGGATTCGGCTATTGCGCTGAACACCTATTCTGATGCCACCATTACCTACACTCCAAGCACGGGCGGCTCGGCCACACAAGTGCGCTATCGCGTTAACGGCGTATTGGACACAGGCCAAAACGTATTGTCCAACATTGACAAAATCATGTTGGCTTGCGATTCATGGAACCAGTACAACGCCGCATCGGGGCAATGGACTGTTGTTGTCAATCGTGATGCAAGTAGTTCGTTTTCTTTTGACGATACAAACGTTATTGGGGAAATCAAAACATCGTTGATTGACATTAGCAATTCAATCAATCAGATTGAGGCAAGTTTTCCCAACAAGATGAATAGAGATCAACCCGATGTTGTTTATCTGGAAACACCTACTGGATTGCTTTATGCCAATGAACCAGTAAACAAATATTCTTGCAATTTTGATTTAATAAACGAAAGCGTCCAAGCGACTTACATTGCAAATCGTATGCTTGAGCAAGCGCGAGAAGATTTGATTGTTACGATTAACGCTGCTTACCCTGCAATTCAAGTTGATGCCGGCGATGTGGTAACACTAACCAATACTGCTTACGGATGGAACAACAAACTATTTAGAGCAATGAAAGTAAGCGAGGTATCTTTGCCTGATGGCAACCTTGGTGCATCACTTGATTTAATTGAATATAACGCTGCTGTTTATGATGATGGTTCTATCACGCAATATACACCGGCTCCCAATAGCAATTTTGCTTCTGTTCAGTTTTTCTCAGGATTAAATCCTCCGGTTGTATCTACATCACGCCCAACAGCAACCGTGCCAAACTTTGATGTGCAAATTACCACTCCGGCTATTGGACGGGTTACTGCTATTGGATTGTTCTATACAACTGTAGCAACGCCTTCAATTAGCGATTGGACTATATTAGATAAATTCTTTGCACCCACAAATGGCGTATTGGCTAACAGTACAACGTTCACATTTTTAAATCAATCATTACCAGCAAACACTTATTATTTTGGTGCGTTGGTATTAAATGAAACAGGGCAAAGTGCAATTAGCGGGACAAGTGGATCATTTAGTTGGATTCCTACCGGAACAGTTGGATCGCAAACCGCACAAGTTTATCTATATCAATGGGCAGCAAGTACGCCTAGTGGCCCAACAGGCACTTCTACCTACACTTGGGCGACTGCTACCAATTCTGGATACACAGGCGGTGGTGGGTGGAGCGTTACCATTCCTACAAATCCTGGCACTGCTGGATGGAATCTTTATGCCGCCACAAAAGGCATTACTGCTTATGCAGGGACAACCACAACGTCAGTTTCATGGACGGGTGCTTCCATATCATCTATTGCCCAAAATGGCGCAACAGGGCCAACAGGGGCCACAGGATCAACAGGATCAGCGGGAAATAGTGCGGCACGGGCGTATGCACTTTACACAGGCAATCCTACGGTTACCGGCGCAGCGGTGGTTAAATCGGGGACAACGCTACCGGCAACAACTGACTTTAGCCCCACATCGGCAACGGCGTTTACCACAACGGTGCAAACGCCAGGATCATCACAAGCAATGTTTCAATCGGATGGTATTTATAACCCAGTAACCAATCAAACAACATGGGGAACGCCATACTTATCTAATTTAAAAGTTGGCAACTTGTCTGCAATTAGCGCAGATATGGGAACATTAACAGCGGGGAGTATTAATACACCAGGTTATATTGTTGTTTCGGGAAATTACACTGTTGGCTCTTATGCGGCATCAGGACACTTTAATGGTTCTGGAAGTGCGCCCAATGGAATTGTTGCCTATTCTGGAACATCCGGTACTGGTGTATTTGCCCTTAGTACAGGATCAGGAACAGGATTAAATGCCTCAAGTAGTAGTGGAACTGGTGCAAATATTAGTTCTACGTCTGGACAAGCATTAACCGTATCTAATATATCTAATTCTATTTCCACAGGGTTATTTTCTAATGCGTTGGCTGGAAATGGATTGCAAATAACATCCTCTTTGGGTATTCCTGTTACGCTTACTGGAAGCACATCTGTTGCGCCAATGACGGTTAATAGTTCAACTGTAGTAACTAACTTAAATGCACAGCTTTGGAATGGTGTTCAATTAGTTACCACGGTTAATAATGGTTCAAGCGGAAGTTTGCCAACTGCATATCCTCCTGTTACTTTGACATATAACCTAGTAAAGTATATTCAAGTAACCGTTGGCGGTGTTACTGGGTACATTCCAATTTATATTTAAGGTGAAATAATGAACTACAAGCAAAGCGACATTACTGGCACAAGTTGGATACGATGCCGTGCGGTAACTATTAATAATCCATTGCCAGGCAAAGGACAAATTAATATTGTTACAGGCCAGCCAATTGGGCCAAATTGTGTATTCTTAGAAGAAACGGCATTAGCTACCGCAACTGAAACGCTTACCTTTGATAGCGGTGGTTGCCAAACTACTTATGTGCCTGATAATATTATTACCCTGCTTGATCCGACTACCGGCAATCCTACGGGAGAAACGGTAACTCAAGAAAAACTGTACCAAATTTTGTATTCTTTGTATCTTGCTACCGCAACAGCAAGAGATGCAGTACAATAAAACAAGACAATATGCGTACCCCTGAGAGTGTTTAGGGTGGCGTCACTACCCGAGAAAGGGGAATATCTTGGCTATCTTTAACAAGAATACGTTAGAACAAGTTAGCGGCTTTTCTAATGAAATCATTGCCGGCGAGTTGGTGTACAACCAAAAAACTTACTGGAATCTTGCGCTTACCAATTTGGATGGAACTGCTATTGATTTGACAGGCGCAACTATTGATGCGTCTATCCTCCGTAGATCAGTTACCAATATCAAAGATACCCGCAATGGGTTGACGTTTGACATTGCTGATTACACAGTTTCAACTCCCAGCCCCATATCGCTAACGATTAGCAATCGTGTAAATGCCTCTGGCACGTTCACAATGTTGATTGATGAATCCACATGGAGCGTTGCATCTAATGACACGCAATTGGACATTAATGCTACTAATTGCGTTGGATTTAGCGGACGTTTAAAAATATCGTTTGCTGCTTCTGGCACAACCCCTGCTGATGACAGCATCATTTTCTTGCTGTTTTTAGTACGTTCGGATGGAGTAACCAACTGATGGCTAACATTGTCGCTAACGTAATAGACGGCAACAATTTAAACTTAGTTGTTACGCCATCTGCAACGCAAATTATTACCATTGATCGTGGAGTTGCTGGATCGCAAGGGCCACCGGGCCCACCCGGGCCACCGGGCCCATCTGGAACGAGCACGATTGGTGGTTACCCTGTTAGTTTGTCTAACCCTCAAAACTTAGATGCACTAATGTTTCTTAACAGTAATTGGACAAACATACCGCAAACAGAAATCTCTGATGGCGGCAATTTTTAAGGAGTTTTATCATGTCAAACACAATCAGAATTAAGCGCCGTGCCAATGGTGGTGGCGCAGGCGCACCAACAACTTTAGCAAATGCAGAGTTGGCGTTTAATGAACAAACAAACGTGCTGTATTACGGCACAGGCACAGGCGGTGCTGGCGGTTCTGCTACAAGCATTATTGCGATTGCCGGTAATGGTGCATTTGTGGATACGTCTACCAATCAAACAATTGGTGGGACTAAAACATTTAGCAGCACAATTGCTGGATCAATAAACGGGAACGCAGCAACTGCAACGGCACTGGCAACAGGACGCACCATTGCAATCACTGGTGACTTGTCCTACACATCACCATCGTTTGATGGATCGTCTAATGTCACTGCTGCGGGTACGCTGGCTACTGTCAATAGCAATGTTGGAACATTTACAAAAGTCACAGTAAATGCAAAAGGATTGGCAACTGCTGCATCTCAAGCAAGCCTGTCTGATTTGTCTAGCCCAACCGCTTCGTTTAGCATGGGAAGTCAATTGTTGACTAACGTGCTTGATCCAGTTAATTTGCAAGATGCTGCAACAAAAAATTACGTTGACAGTGTTGCTCAAGGACTTAACGTAAAAGCACCATGTTTGGTTGCCACAACCGCAAGCATTACATTAGTTGGTGGACAAACAATTGATGGTGTAACTGTTGTTGCTGGTGATCGTGTATTGGTAAAAAATCAATCTGTTGCATCACAAAACGGCATTTACATTGTTCAAACCACCCCTTGGACTCGATCAACAGATATGGACGTTTGGGCAGAAGTTCCAAGCGCATTCACGTTTGTTGAAACTGGTTCTACGCAAGCAGATACTGGTTGGGTTTGTACAAGTGATCCGGGCGGCACAATTGGTGTTACTGCTATTAATTGGTCGCAATTTAGCGCTGCTGGCTCTTATACCGCTGGCACAGGATTGACTCTTACGGGAAGTCAATTCAGCATTACCAATACCGCTGTCACTGCTGGATCGTATGGCTCCGCATCAGCAGTTGGGCAATTTACAGTTAATGCTCAAGGGCAACTGACTGCTGCTAGTACAACCTCAATTGCAATTGCAAATACGCAAGTAAGTGGACTTGGCACCATGTCTACTCAATCTGCTGCAAGCGTAGCAATTACTGGCGGTTCAATCACAAACTTGACTACGTTTGATGGAATTACGATTGACGGCGGCACTTATTAAATTTTTTACCCTGCTATATAGCAACGAAAGGGATGCCACATGGCTAACATAATTAAGCCCAAACGCACTAATACGGCTGGGAATACGCCAACTACATCCAACTTGACTTCGGGCGAGTTGGGTGTAAATATGGCAGATCAAAAAACGTACATTAACAATGGTACGGCAGTTGTTCAAATTGGTGCTGGCAATCTTTCGGGGCTTGGTGATGTAACAATTACAAGTCCAAGTAATTTACAAACGCTTTCTTACAATTCAAGCACTAGCAAATGGGTTAATGCAGCGCCTACAGGCGGCGTTACTCAAATTGTTGCTGGAACTAATGTAACCATTTCACCTGCTGGTGGAACAGGCGCAGTAACTGTCAATGCTACTGGCGGTGCAAGTGCTTATGTTCGCACATCGTTCACAGCAACATCAGGGCAAACAGCATTTACCGTAACCTATGCCGTAGGCTATTTGCAAGTCTATTTAAACGGCGTATTGTTGGCGACATCAGATTACACCGCAACAAGTGGTACTGGATTTACTCTTGCCGTAGGCGCTCTTACTGGTGATATTGTTGAAGCACTGGTAATTACTACTTCAGTATCTGGTGTTTCCTCTATTGATGTTTCTGGTGGTAGTACAGGTTTAACTACAACTGGTGGGCCAATTACAAGTTCTGGAACAATTACATTGGCTGGTACTCTTGCAGTAGCTAATGGTGGCACAGGGGTAACAACATCCACAGGATCGGGTGCAAACGTATTGGCAACAAGCCCAACACTTGTAACGCCTATCTTAGGGACTCCAACGTCAGGTACGTTAAGCGCTTGCACAGTAGATGGCACTAACTCTTTAGGTTATTTAAACGTCCCGCAAAACGCTCAATCAGGCGCTTATACGCTTGTCCTAGCCGATGGTGGCAAACACATCTATCACGCATCTGCGGACGCTGCGGCTACTTACACAATCCCTGCTGCATCATCAGTAGCATTTCCAATAGGTACAGTAATTAGCTTTCTTAATTTATCTGCTAATGCAGTAACTATTGCCATCACTACAGACACAATGTACTTAGCTGGAACAGGCTCTACTGGTAGTCGCACATTGGCTCAATATGGAATAGCAACTGCAACCAAGGTATCTGGTTTGTCTTCTTCTGGAATTTGGCTTATATCAGGGGCAGCATTAACATGAGTGGAATTCTCCAACATTTAATGGCGCTAGGTTCGTTATTTGATCCATTGTGGGAATACGTCACCCTATTGCTACACGGTAACGGAACTAATGGCGCTCAAAACAATACGTTTATAGATTCCGGTAGCAACGCTTTTACTATTACCCGTAACGGCACACCAACCCAAGGCTCGGTAAGTCCATTTGGCCCTGATTGGAGTAATTATTTTCCCGGTACTGCAAGTAATAATTTATCCGTTGCCAACAACACGGCGTTGCAATTTGGTACAGGTGATTTTACAGTTGAATGTTGGGTTTATGTTAATGCACTTGCAGCAACGTCTCAAGGTTTTATATGTAAATGGGCAACAAACACAGGTTGGGAACTTATTTTATCTGGCACTAGCTCTGGAACTCCAAATAAATTTGTTTTTTATATAGGAAGTGGCGCTGGCGGGCCAGCCAATAATATAGTTACTGGAACCACATCTGCCGTTGCAAACACTTGGTATCATCTTGCTTTTACACGCAGCAGCGGAACATTAAATCTTTTTGTAAACGGAGTATTGGAAACTACCGCTACCGGAAACACAAGTAATTTTACTGAAACTAATATTGTAAGATTTGGCACGGAAACTGGAACCAATTTATTACTTAATGGATATATTTCAAATGCTAGGCTTCTTAAAGGAACTGCGCTTTACACTGCTACTTTTACACCGCCATCTGCACCGCTAACTGCAATAACTAACACATCGTTACTTACTTGCCAATCAAACTATTTTAAAGACAATAGCAGTAATAATTTTGCTATTACTGCTACAGGCACTCCATCTGTCCAACGCTTTAGCCCTTTTAGCATGGGCTCGGCATATTCAACATCTGTGATTGGTGGTAGTGGTTATTATAACGGCAGCACAGATTATTTAACTATCCCAAGTAATGCTGCATTTGGATACGGCACTGGCAGTTTTACTATTGAATTTTGGGTAAATATTTCAACTAATAGCACTATTACTCCAGCTTTTTTTGATCAAAGAAATGCTACAGTAACACAGATAGTTCCATTAGTGGGGCTTAATGCTGGCGCATTAATTTATTATGTAAACGGCGCGTATAGAATAACTGGCCCAACTTTACCCATAAATATTTGGTGCCATATTGCGGTAAGCAGGGAAATAAACGTAACAAAAATGTTTTTAAATGGAGTCCAAGCTGGCTCTAGCTATTCTGATACTAATAATTATATTACATCTCCAATTAGAATAGGGGCAAGTAATGATGGCTCGACAATTAGATATACTACTGGCTATATTTCTAACTTTAGAGTAGTTAAAGGTACAGCGCTTTACACCGCAGACTTTACGCCTCCTACAGCACCATTAACAGCAATCACAAATACATCACTTCTGCTTAACTACGTCAACGGCGGCATTTACGACAATGCCATGCAGAACAATTTAGTAACCGTTGGCAATGCACAGATTAGCACTACGCAGTCTAAGTTTGGCGGCGCTTCAATGTCTTTTGATGGCACATTAGATTATTTAACAATTTTATCAAATCCTCAACTTCAATTTGGAACAGGTAATTTTACTGTTGAATGTTGGAGTTATTTAGTTGCTAGAACAAACACTACTCCCTGCATTTTTTCTAACTACAATTCTTATGTAGCAGGTGCATTATCTTTGTTTGCTGGGCACGCAAGTGGAACAATAACAAGATATCAAGTAGCACTTAATGGTTCAACTTTTCCTGTTATACAAAGTACAACAAATATTGCATACAATACTTGGGTTCATTTAGCGGTTGTAAGAAATAACGGAACAATTACATTGTATATAGATGGTGTTGCAAATGGTTCTGTGGCATCAAGTGTTTCTTTAAATGGAGTAGGAACGTCTTGGTATATTGGTACATCAGGTGATGCAATTACTACTTGTTGTATAAATGGTTACATAGATGATTTTAGAATTACTAAAGGCGTTGCTCGTTACACGGCTGCTTTTACCCCACCAACATCACAATTCTTGGATTATTAATATGCTCTACTCTAAACTTGGATCAATTCCTAAACCAGAAACCGATGGCACAGAAGGCTGGGAAGAAGTGCCAGAGCCGCCTGTTGCTGGTGATGGTGAAGAAGTGGTATGGTGGTGTCCTCCCGGCTGGGTAGTACGCCCTATAAAACCTGATGCAACTGAGACAACTGATTTTGCTTGGATGCAATCTGAGCAGCAATGGACGGAGTATTTAATATGAGCATTCCTCGCAATTTATCGTTCTTAGCTGATTACGCTAGTTCTACTGGCGTATTGTCTGTTGCTGGTGGTGGAACAGCTTCTACTACTGCGCCAAAAGCAATGGCTACTCTCATGGGGTTTACTTCAACTGCAACGGCAGCAGGGACTACAACGTTAACAAACACAAGCAGTTACTATCAACTGTTTACAGGCTCAACTACGCAAACCATTGTTTTACCTGTTACCAGTACTTTGGCTACTGGCTGGACATTCCATATCTGTAACAACAGCACTGGAGTGTTAACTGTTAACTCATCTGGCGGTAATTTGGTTATTTCTATACCATCTACAACTACGGCAATGGTGACTTGTATTGGCATTGCGTTGACAACTGCGGCAGATTGGGAAGCTGGTATTACTGATTTCAGTACAGCAACAGGAACAGGCGCAGTAGTATTAAACACATCACCTACATTGGTAACTCCCGTTCTTGGTACGCCCACTTCGGGAACATTAACCAACGCTACTGGACTTCCTATTTCTACTGGTGTGTCAGGACTTGGAACAAATGTTGCAACATTTCTTGCTACTCCAACAAGCGCAAATTTAGCTGCTGCTTTAACAGATGAAACAGGCACAGGTGCAAGTGTATTTGCTACTTCGCCTACATTGGTTACACCTATTCTTGGTACTCCAACTTCTGGAAATTTTAGTACAGGCACATTTACTTGGCCCACATTTAACCAAAACACAACTGGAACTGCTGCCGGTTTATCTGCCACTTTAGCTATAGCATCAGGCGGCACAGGAACAACATCTACAACTTTTGCAAACCTTACAACTAACGTAACAGGAACATTGCCAATTGCTAATGGAGGGACAAACAGTACTTCAACTCCCACTGCTGGAGGTATTGGCTACGGCACAGGAACAGCACACGCTTACACTGCCGCTGGTACATCAGGGCAAGTATTAACAAGCGCTGGTGCTGGTGCTCCAACTTGGGCAACTCCCGCTGCTTCACCATTAACATACAGCCAATACACGCCCAGTGCTAACCTATCAATTAGTTCCTCGCCTGTTGCAATTGGCGGTTTTGAAATTACTGCTGGAACATGGCTTGTAATAGGAAGGGCTGTGTACAGTGTATACAACAATATTCAAATTGCTCTTTATATTTGGAATTTTGATTCTTCTTATTCTTACGCTTCAACACAAACAATTGGAGGCACTACAGCCAGCACTTATAGTAATGCAGAAGTAGCTACATTAGTTACAGTTTCGGCTACTACGGTTATACAATTAAAAGTAGTAACAAATAGTGTTTCATCAACAGTATATTACAACACACCATTAAATTCGTATGCTGCTGCAACGCAATTATTAGCTGTAAAAATAAGTTAAAAGGAATTTATTATGAGTTCATATATTAAACTTTCAAAAAATTTGTATCCTATGAGTGTTGACATTATTAAAGATGATCCAATTGCAATGCTTGATTACGCTTTTGTATATGTCGATCCAATTCCTGAGTATGACAATACACGATATATATTAATTGCTAAATTTCCAGAGCAAATTAATGAACAATGGCGACAAGGATGGGTGTTAATTCCTATATCTAATGAAGAAAATGCAAAAAAAATTCGTGAACAACGCAATGAAAAACTTGCATTTTGCGATTGGACTCAACTAGCTGACAGCACCGCAGATAAAGCAGCATGGGCTGCATACCGCCAAGCACTGCGTGATGTACCATTGCAAACTGAATTTCCTTGGCAAATAACTTGGCCCGAAACACCATGACGCCTGATTCTTTTGATCCAATAAAGTATGGCGTTTTGTGGGAACGTGTGCAATCCTATGAGCGCCGCTTTGATGAAATGTCAAACAAGATTGATAAGCTAGAAGGCTCTATTGAAAAACTAGTAGAAATGGCTAATCAAGGCAAAGGCGGGTTTTGGATGGGTATGACTATTGTGTCTGCTTTGGGTAGCGTTGCCGGTTATTTCCTGCATTGGATTAACAAGGGCTAGTCTGTGTTAAATGCGCCTGTTTCTCTTAATCTTTTTGATGCTGGTAACGGTATCGGCGGCAGAGGACAGGCTCATGTTATCGTCTGCGCCAGAAAAACAGGAAAAACCAAAGATAAAATTATTGCAAGGTTGTTCAATACAGGACTTGTATGTAATAGCCTGGACAACACATGATCCGATGGAACGGCGTATAGCCATGTTGCAATGGTTGGATAAAAATGTATGCAATACCCAAAACTACGCAGATATTTGGAACAGCTTATCGGAATGGGCGGGCGCATCCGACAACGCTTTGCTACGCGCAAAAGTAATCCACGGGTACGAACAAGCATTAAAGAGGGAAAACAAATGAACGACAACATCAAAGCACGATTGACGTTTGCGGTAACCCTGATGGTTAGCGCCACCCTATGCCTATCTGTATTGGCTATGGTTGGGGCATTCCTTTTGGGATTGTGGTCAAAGGAAGTGGACAACAGCGAAATCTTCAAGCTATTGAGCCCCGCATTCCAAACCATCATCGGTGGATTCATTGGACTTTTGGCTGGCGTAAAGCTATCCCATGATGAAGATGAACCTACTTGCAAACGAAAGGACTGATATGTTTGAACTACTCGGCGGCGGTGTTATTGGTTCTTTGCTTGGTGGCCTGTTTCGTATGGCGCCCGAGGTGCTGAAGTGGCTTGATAAAAAGAACGAACGTACCCATGAACTGGCTATGTTCCAGCAACAATGCCAGTTAGAGACATTGCGCGGCCAGCAAAAATTAGCAGAGATTGGCGCTCAACGGGAAGCCGCAATAGACACTGGTGTCATGGATGCCTTTAATTCGGCCATAGAACAGCAAACAGAGATGGTTAAAGCGGCTGGTGGATGGGTGGCTAGTCTTTCCGCTTCTGTGCGTCCTGTAGTCACTTATTGGATTTTGTTGCTTTGGAGTTTTATCCACATTTGGTTTGCTTGGAACGCCTGGATAATGGGCGCTCAACCTGATGCGGTGTTCAAACTGATGATGTCAGGCGACTTTGCTGCTTTGGTTAGCGGTACGTTAAATTACTGGTTCCTTGACAGAACATTAGCCAAGCGTGGGTTATGAACTTAGATATAGCCGTTGCACTATGTAAGCGGTTTGAAGGCTTTAGAAGCAAGCCCTATTTATGCCCAGCCGGTGTTGCAACAATTGGGTATGGAAATACCTATTATGGGAATGGTGCAAAGGTTGCACTATCTGATGAGCCGATTAGTGAAACGATTGCTGAAACGTTACTGCTTCACGAATTGCAATTTACTTACCTTCCAGGGGTGTTGCGTAATTGTCCTATTCTCTTAACAGATGAACGTAAGTGTAATGCTGTAGTAGACTTCTGCTATAACCTTGGGATCGGACGACTTCAAACTAGCACATTGAAACGCAAAATCAATGAGCAAAATTGGGAGGCGGCTAAAGATCAACTTCTGTTGTGGAACAAAGCCGGTGGGCGTGTCTTACCTGGCCTTGATAAACGCAGGAAAGCAGAAGCAACGCTTCTCTGAGGATTTTTATGATTTCTGAAGAACAGTTTTTAGAAACTTGGGATCGGTTGAAATCGGCAAAATTAGTGGCAGAAGAACTAGGTGTTACAGAAAGATCGTCTCATGCTAGAAGAAGACGTTTAGAAGAAAAGCACGGGAAAACCCTTCCAGTAAACGATCAACGATGGATTTACCGGCAACACATCTTTTCAAATGCCGTTGATTTGGGGATAGAAAATGGCACAGTTATCGTTTTCTCGGATGCTCACTTTTGGCCTGGTATACGTTCAACGGCGTTTAAGGCGCTTTTATATGCGATTGAAACGTATGAACCAAAAGCAGTTATTTGTAATGGTGATGCCTTTGATGGCGCTGCTATTAGTCGCCATCCCCCAATGGGTTGGGAGAAACTTCCTTCCGTAATCCAAGAGTTAAACGCCTGCAAAGCAATGCTTGGGGAAGTGTCGGAGACTGCAAAAACAATCCGACACAATGTAAAGTTGATATGGACGCTAGGAAATCACGATGCTAGATTTGCGTCGCGTTTAGCAGCTAATGCACCGCAATACGTCCAAACGCCAGGATTCCGTCTTGAGGATCACTTTGAGCAATGGCAGTTTGCCTGGTCGGTGTGGCTAACCAAAGAAGTCATTGTCAAACATCGGTACAAAGGCGGGGTTCACGCTACCCACAACAATACCGTGGGGGCTGGTACAAGCATCGTAACGGGTCATTTGCACAGCTTAAAGGTTACTCCATACGCTGACTACAACGGCAACCGTTTTGGGGTAGATACAGGCACTTTGGCAGACCCGTATGGCCCGCAGTTTTCTTATTCAGAACACAATCCGCTAAACCATCGTTCGGGATTTGCCTTACTTACGTTTAAAGACGGGCAATTATTGTGGCCCGAATTATTCCATGTATGGAATAAAGACCACGTTGAATTTCGCGGGGAAATTATACAAGTGGACGGTTATTAGCCGCCCACTATATGCTTACTCTGCAATTTCGTCGTCTTCGTCTTCGCATTCTGTTACGTCACACTCGTACCAATCGTCAGATTCCTCGTCGTACCAGTAATACACTTCATTTTCCTCATCGTACCAATACGCCGTACCTTCTTCGTCGTACTCGTATTCTTCGTCTTCTTCTTCGTCGTCAATAAAATCAAAGTCATCGTCTGCGTCTTCCATGTTCTCAACAAAAGAAGCCAAAGCAACTACCTTCCAAAAATCGCAAGTGTTGTATTTAACAACATCACCAAAACCCAAATTAATTTCAAGCGTAAAGTCCATAAATTTCCCCTAAAAATGTAGCGCAGCACATTGCTGCAACCACATATTACCTAGTTTTTTAGAAGATTTATGTCAGGTTTGGGGCAATTTTCAGGCACAGTAATTGCTATAAAAACAGGTATCCAGTCCCTGCCATAACGTTGTTTTTCCCAGCGATCTATGTACACATCAGGCATTTTGGGAAGGGCTTGTTTTATGCAATCTGGCGTAAGTTTGGTGTAAAACTGCAATTGTTTGCGGGTTAGTCCATCGGGGTGTTCTCGTAAAGCCTTCCTGATATCGGAATGTCTACTGTGCCTCATTTACTTTTTACTTTCTTAAAGTCAAGCGCACCAGGCCGCACAAATTCATTTTTTGGTGGTTGGTATACGGGTTGGTTCCAAATGTTAATAGCGTTGCTTAAAGCCTCATTTTCAACCCTTGGGCGCTGTTTCCAAGGGGTAACTATGTTTAACGTCTTGCGGGCTGAATCTGATTCAATTTTTAGTGTAAAACTCATGTGTTCTTATCCTTCAACATGGCTTCAATTGCGTCGGTAATTTTTCTCCAATGCTCGCCTTCTAAAGCAAACGCTATTTTGTAAACTTCATCATCCGTCAGCCCAACCCAAGGGCGCTGTGCTGCTTTTTTGCCATCGTAAACACCATTGAGATAAACAGCATACAAGTCGTCAAACTTTTCGTAGTAAGCCCGCCGATCATCAACCAACTTGTCTTGCGCTGCTGCGCGTTTTGATTCGTAGCCTGTCATTTTCCGCAACTCCTACATCTAGTTAGTATGGTGTACACAGGACGCTTGCAGTACACACAATAAGATTGATAGCCTGTCATTTCAGCACCTTTGCTACAAGCATAAATGTCCCCACCAAAACAATCAACCACACGATCAAACCTTTGACTTGTTGCACAAACTGCGCGTAGTCGCTGGGCTCGGGCTCATCAAACTCCCAATCCTTTCGCTTGGACTCCATGTATTTTTTGTCTGCTTCGTTCATTTGCTGCGCTCCTTGATCATTGCGTCTGCCATATGCCAAGCGGCAATTGCAGTAAATTCTGCTGGATTTTTTACTTTATCTTCATCTATCTGTTTTCGCCAATAAGGACAATTAATTAAAGCAACAATAATTTGTCCAGCAAAGTGATCTAACAATGTCATATCCTTTGCATAGCCGCCTGTTTTTTCAAGCCAAGTAGCATCAACTTGTGTCGTATCTTCTTTCATTTGTATTCCTTCATGCGCTCATTCAATCGAGCAATGCGTTTTTCGTTGTAATCCATTACGGCGGTAGCATATTCCACTGCGCCTTCAGCCTCAAGCCTGTCTAAGTGCGCCTGGGCTAACTCGCGGGTAATGACTTCGCGTGGTGTCATATCACGCCAGAAATCTTTAAAGTGCTTTAGGAATTTCATGCTTTGACAAACACGCCGTTTTCGCGGAGTATCCCTTTGCGGTTTTTGATTGAATCGTAGGCAACTTCCATGCAGTCAACTAAGTTAATGTCTTGCAAGGCGCAGTAAATGATTAGGCAAACCATCACATCGCCCACCGAATCAACAATGTCCTCGCGGTTATCTTTGATGGTGGCATCGGCAAGTTCTCCCATTTCACTCATTGCTTTGAGTAATTGAGTGCCAGCCGTTGAGTTAGGGATAATCCTGCGGGCTTCCGCCCACCGAATTATCTCGATTTCTGTCATTGCGTAAGTAGTCATGGCTGCTCCTTAAAAGGGTACGGCATCATCTTTTGGAAAGCCGTCTTTTGGCTTTGGATCGTTGATATACGCCCAACCATTCCAGCCGCCTTCCATTAATGGAATAACGTCCAGCTTGAGCATTTCACCGTTCTTTGTAGTGATGATGCTTCCGATACGCTGATAGCGATTCTTTTGTGCGCCGTCTTTGTTGGTGTATGTCCCAACAATGCAAGAGATTTCTTTAGTTACTGCCATGATTCATTCCTTGAAGATGGGTTACTTTGCTTTGGACTTCTGCGAGGAAGGTAACCACTTCATCCTCTAAAAGTTTAATGTACACATCATCACGATTTACCCTGCAAACCCACATCTGTAGATATGTAGGCATTCTAGGATCAAACGATACAAAGTCGCACCAAGCGCGGCCAGTACAGGCCATTTGCCATTGCATCTGCGTAATGTACTTTTGTGGTACTTTTTGCGTTAGCAAAGTTTCAATCATGGTTGACGTATTTGGGCATTTAATTTCGATTTGTCCATCGTCCCCTACAAGTCCATCAGGAGAGGCGCCAGCCATTTCAATTGTAGGGTGGGGCAGCATTGCTACTTCATCCACCATCACGCCGGTTTGGGCCTCATACGCTGCCCTGGCAAACGGTTCGGTGTCTGTACCCCATTGCATAGCAGAATTGGTAAACGATTCCGCTACGGTGTTTGTTAGGCGCTCACACACCAATTGCGCCATGTAGTTATCACGGCTGGCCGAGTAACCCGTTTTAGTCTTAGCGATTACGTCCGCAACCCGTGATGCGGTAACTTTGCCAAGGCGTTGAGCAAACCATTCGGGTGTGCCTTGTTCAATCATTTTTAAGTTCCCTAAAACGTTTGTTTTTGACTGCAATCACTTTGGCTTGATATATCTGGTTGCCATCACAACAAGCATATGCACCGTTATAGGCAATTTTCAGTTCGTCAATAGTGGCGCAAGCTGCCATTTTTATTAGCAATTCTTCAATGGCGTTTACGTTTGGTTCTGATGCTGGCTGCGCTGGACGTTTGGTTGCTGCATTGCCATCGTCATCTTCTGGGGCGATGCCACAAGCCGCCATCAGGGAATAGCGCCGTGCATACGTCAGCGCCGAGCCATAACCCTGCGGGTCTTGTTTGGCAGCGGGAACGTGCAATTTGCCGCACTCCATCATCTCGCCTGATTCGTGGACAAAAACTGTTTCCACAGTTACGCCTGTATCGTCCATGCTGGTGCGTTGGATAAGGGCAATGCCAGCCCCGTTTAACCCTTCAATCACTGCCTCAACGCAAGCCGATAGATCAGCGTATTTGCTGCGGAAGTGCGGGTTGGTAGAACTCTTGAGCGCTGGCCCAAAAGCGCGTTGTGCTTTAACAAGTGCTGTTGCTATGTTTTTCATTTTGTATCCTCTGGAAATTCAGACTCTGGTGTTCCAAAGTTGGTAATTGCGTTGTGAACTTCATCTCCAATGTCATCCAAGCTAAACGGGATGCCGTCAAAGATTTCGGGCCAATGGTTCATGAGACTTGCGTTGATCTCATAAAGCAAGCGGCACATTTCGACTGGGGGGATGTATCCTCGGATTACCGCTTCTTTGAATTCAGCGGTGAGGGCAGATATTTCTCGCATTTACTTTCTCCTAAAAAGACTCCGAACCGTTCAGAGCATGGAGCTATCATATCACAAATGTGAAGTAAGCAACATCTTTTTTATAGGTGTTTTCCCTAATATACAGGTTCACAAATGTGATATAATTAGGCATGGACATTTTAGAAATTGCAATTAAAGCGGCTGGTGGCACAGGTAGGTTGGCCTACATTTTGGACATCAAGCAAAATGTAATCAGCAACTGGAGGCAGCGTGGCAAAGTGCCAAAAGCTTGGGAACAAGTGCTGGCGTTTCGGTTCAAAAAACAGATTGCAGAAGCACAGAAAGTGGTATAGAGTAAGGAAACGTCAAGAAGGCTGGAGATTGGCAGGACTGCATATCCTGTTTCTGTGCAGAGATAGGGGGAGGACATGAAACCCGATGAACCCCGCAGTCTCCAGCCTTGTTGGTGGTTGTCCGGCGGGTTAGCGCCGCCGTTTTGAAGTTCCGCAGAAAATCAGCAACACTGCTTTATGTGAACAGCCACCAACATATATTGCGGAGTGGGGAAACAGTAACCCGCTTGGCTCATAATCAAGAGATAGCCGGTGCGACTCCGGCCTCCGCAACCATGTAATTTTAAAGTTTGATGTTAAATTTGCAAGAATGCAAAAAGATGGTGTAAGATTTCGGCATCCCTTGGCGGGGAATTGCAATAAGACTTAGATGGAACTCTGCTGGTATTGCCCAGTCCGCCAACAGCCTAAAAAGCTGAGAGTTCCGCCTAAGTCTTTTTTTTGGACTTTTTATGCATTACTACCAATTTCATATTGGTGACTACAAGAGCCACACGCATCATTTAAATGCGATTGAGGACATAGCCTACCGGCGGCTTTTGGATCATTACTATCTACACGAAACTCCAATTCGGCAACGCGACATTGCCAGGCAGATTGGTTTGCGGGAATACGAACAAGAGGTTCTTAGCGTTTTGGACGAATTTTTTGTAAGCACAGAAAATGGTTTTGTTAGCCTGCGGGCAGACGCTGAAATAGCCAAGTACAGAGAGATGGTGGACGCTGGAAAGCGTGGTGCCGCAAAGCGCTGGCAATCCCCTCCAGATAGCCCCCCCATTCCCCTCCCTACTGCTACCCCAATAGCAACCATTAACCAAGAACCAATAACCAATAACCATAAACCAAAGAATAATACAGTCGCCCCACCTGACGGTGTGACGGACATTGTTTGGCAGGATTGGTTAACTTTACGCAAGGCCAAGAAAGCCGCCGTAACCCAAACCGCTTTGAACGGCATCATCAAGGAAGCCGGTAAAGCGGGCATAAACCTACAAACCGCCTTGGAAACCTGTTGTGCAAGGGGTTGGACAGGATTCAAGGCTGATTGGCTGAAAGACAAAGACGCAGGGCAAAAGTCGTTTGCCGAGAAGGAATACGATTTTAAGCGAGAACGCTGGGAGGCCATGACAGGCAGAACGCCACAAGCCGAAATCAAGTCTTACAACTTTATGGAGATTGAAGATGACACAACCCATTGATCGACTCTTTGAACGATTGAGCATGACATACGGTAACGCATGGGACAACTCTTTGGGAAGCGCCCCGCTGAACGAAATTAAGTCATTTTGGATGCACGAACTGGCTGGGTTTATGAAGTCCAAAGAAGCCATGATGTCGATTTCCTATGCTTTGGATCACTTGCCCGAGCGCCCACCAAACCTTGTCCAGTTTAAGAATTTGTGTATGCAAGCGCCGGTTGTCAAACCTTTGGCCTTGCCCGAGCCACCGGCAAACCCCGATCGCGTAAAGCAGGAGTTGGCAAAACTTGCGCCTTTGCGGATGGGGCCAGGGGTTGACCCGAAAGCTTGGGCGAAAAGAATCTTGGACGAATATGCTGCTGGACGTAAAAAGCCGGTAGCCGTTGTGCAGATGGCCCGCGATGCCTTGGCAGCAGGATGAGGCCCGAGCCAAGATGTTTGCCCATTACCTTACCCTTTGCCGGATGCCTGGAGTAAAAGACTACGCATGGCAGCGGGTCAAGGAACTGGATGAACAGGACTTGTACAAGGGCATTAAAGATTACATTGTGGAGCAAATGAAAAATGGAGCAGTTAAATGAGTTGGCTTTATTCGCAGGCGCTGGTGGAGGAATACTTGGGGGACATCTCCTTGGATGGCGAACAGTCTGTGCAGTTGAGTGGGAACCATACCCAGCAAGCGTATTGTGCGCCCGACAAAATGACGGCCTTCTCCCGCCTTTCCCGATTTGGGATGACGTACAAACCTTTGACGGAAAGCCGTGGCGAGGAATTGTTGACGTTGTATCGGGCGGGTTTCCCTGTCAGGACATCTCTATTGCAGGAAAGGGAGCAGGAATTGATGGAGAGCGCAGCGGGATGTGGCGAGAAATGGCGCGCATCATTTACGAAGTACGACCCCAATTCGTGTTCGTGGAAAACTCACCAATGCTCACTTCTAGGGGACTTGGACGAGTTCTCGGAGATTTGGCCTCGATGGGGTTTGATGCAAGATGGGGAGTGCTGGGAGCAAATTACGTTGGCGCACCACATCAAAGAGAAAGAATATGGATTAAAGCAATATGTAACGCCAACAACCAGGGATTACAAAGGAATGAGTGGAACTGGATTCCGAGCAAGGCATGGGGAAAATCACAATTTGGCAGATTGTCTTGGTGGAACACCGAACCCAACGTGGGTAGAGTGGCTGATGGGGTGGCCGCTAGGGTGGACAGACTTAAAGCCATCGGAAATGGACAAGTCCCACTCTGCGCCGCAACTGCTTGGAGAATCTTAAGTGCGTAGGGCAGCAAGGGTTGACGCAAATCAAGACCAGGTGATAAGCGCATTACGGGCAGCAGGCGCTTACGTTTGGATTATTGGCCTGCCGGTGGACTTACTGGTCGGCTATAAAGGCCACACTGTCTTGATGGAAGTCAAGGATGGCCCTGGGAAGCGTTTAACGGCGCTACAAGACAAGTTTTTTGAGAATTGGTACGGTGGGCCTTTGTCAAGGGTTGATGGGCCGGAAGCGGCGTTAAGCGTACTTAGGGTGATTGATGCGCGGCCAGATTAAAAACCGCGAGTACAAAGCGCGCATTGCCGATATGTCTGGACTGACTTACGGCAAAATCACGCCCACCGATTTGGATATGTTCTTGGACTTTGGTGACACATTGTTTGTGTTTGCCGAGGCCAAGTACCATAGTTCCACCGTTCCATACGGCCAACGCTTAGCACTTGAGCGCCTATGCGATGCCTGTCATCAGCCTCCAAAGCGATATGCGGTGTCATTCCTTTGTGGCTACCAGGGTGAAGGCGACATAGACTTTGCCAATATGGATGTGTTAGAAATGCGGTGGAAAGGGCAATGGCGGCCACCAAATGAACCGATTACCCTGGGCCTAGCAGTAGATTATTTAAAGAAACAATACACATGAGATCAACACAACAAAATCGAATAATGTGGGCAAACTTAGCCGACATAGCAAACCAAGTAGATTGGCACGGCCACAAACTGACAAAAGATGAATGGAAAGATGTGCTGACTGCCGCCCTTAAACGGCAGAAGGTAGTTCCAGGCATTGACGGTGGGTTTGTAGTCTTGGGTTACAGCACTCGCAACATGGAGGTGGCCGAGATGAATGAACTGATTGAACTTTCCTATGCTTTTGGAACGCAACAAGGGGTGAAATTCAGTGCGATTGAAGATTAAATACGTCCGCGACAAACGCCTATTACAAATGGCCGGCACATTGCACTGTCAAAATTGCGGTAAAAATGACAGTACGGTTTGCGCCGCCCACAGCAATTGGGCCGAGCATGGGAAGGGAAAGGGGATCAAGGCCAGCGACATCTACATTGCCAGCCTGTGCCATGACTGCCACATGGAACTGGATCAAGGGAAAACCCTAAGTAAGGACGAACGTAAAGAAATGTGGACAAAAGCCCACATCAAGACGATGGACAAGCTAGTACAATTGGGATACGTCTACCCGAGCGGCCTAGATTGAGGAAATATTTTTATGAAATATAGCGTTGAGAAAACAGGCAATGATCCTGTTATGCAATTTGTCATGTGTCTGCTCAACAGCGTCACAGGCGCACACATTTTGCATTTAATCAGCCTGAGTTACAGCCAGCACAAGGCGCTCGAGACTTTTTACACCGAAATCGGCGATCATGTGGACGATTTTGTGGAAGCATTCCAGGGTAAGTACGGTTTGCTGACTAATTTTACCAGCGGTTTCGAGCCGCCGTCAAATCCACTGGAGTATTTGACTTATCTCAAGGATGAAGTGGCAACATTACGCAAGACTGAGGGTTTTCCCCAAGATAGCGAACTGCAAAACATCACTGATGAGATCGCACAGCTAATTGACAGCACTTTGTACAAGCTGCGCTTCCTCAAGTAGCAAATTGCGGGAAATATTTCCGGCCAGAAATATCTGGACAAAAAAAATTTCCCGTTTTTACACAGCCTCCAAAAAAAAGGCACTGCCTCCAAATATTTTCCATTTTTATTAAAGCCTCTGGGAAAAATAGAGGCAAATTTTTTTTTTAAAAATAGAACCGGCTACCTATAGGGAAAAATTGGCCCCCTGTATGCATACCCAGTAGTCGGGAGGGTACTAGGTGAAAACCCTTAAGGGTTTCCCCGTAGACGGTGCCAATTATGCAAAATGCTACTGTGAAAAAACACAGTAAAAAATGCGCCCTTTCCCGTCCCTTGCATCGATACCCGCCCGCACGGCCACACCATGCGCCGGCCACACAATGCACGGCCAAGCGGCCACACCGGCCCCATATTGGCCCCTATTGCCCGCACCGGCCCGATACCCGCCACACCGGCCCGCACACCATGCACGGCCGCGCACCGGCCACAATTGCCCGCGCACCGGCCACAATTGCCCGCGCACACTAAACCCGCACCGGCGCACCGATACAGTAGAAAACCCGCGCAGAATTACCCGCGCACGGTAAGCGCTTAAAGCGCGCCGGATCACCGGCCATAAAAAAACCCGCGCATGGCGGGTAAGGGTTTAATTTTCCGGTATCGGACTATTGCAATCGTCAAACCATTGAATTAATAAATCGGCATTTTCGGCATTTTCGGCGCAAAATATTACTAAACATTCAATCAAATAATCATGGGTCAAACCCGAGGGCATCCATGGATCGGCATCGTTATCCGCCAAAAAATCGTAAATATCATTGGGATGCATAGAAAAAATGATGTTCAATAATTTTTTGCTGCGATTGTCATAGAGGGTTTGAATAGGGGTTTTCATGGTTACATTTTCCAAAAATAGATAAAAAACGGGGCGAACATAAGCGCTGCAAAAATCAGCGCTTGGAATAAATCAGATAAAAACGTTTTCATTGTGTGGCCCTTAATGTATGGCGATGGCGATTACCCGCCCCTTTAGCGCGGGCATCCCGCAAGCATGGCCCTTTCCGGTGCATGATCCACAAGTGCCAGGGCATGGGAATATCTTTTCAGTAACATTGGCCCGTAAGAGGGCATTAATTGCCGGTGTGCCGTGATCCGCGTTTTTTACTTTCCGGCCAATTGATACAGCGCGAAATTCGCCACGGGTAATTGGCAAAACGCGGACATAATCCACCATGGCCGCGCTTGAATTGTGGCCGCTTGAGATATTCAATTGATAATTAGACGGCCACTGCCCGCTATAGACGGTGTCATAGGCTAAGAGCATGGCGAAAGATTTCGAGTAACCATAAGCGCGGGCGCTTGGCGTGGCCCTTAGCAATGACATCCAAAAAATAACGTCATCAATATTGGCAAAATCACCGTCTACATACAATCGAAAATCGAACCCTTCGGGGCGCGCGGCCGCGATTGTCTCAAATTCGCGGGTAATTACCCTAGGCGCAAAGCGCAGCAGATAGGCATTTTGCAATTGCCGGAAAAACGCGGCCGGATACCGCCAAGCGCGGAACGAATAGCAAAACAATAGGCATTCGCCCGCGCCCGGACACGTTACACCGGGCAAAGTAGAAAATGCCACAAACGGCAATTTACTGTTTCCACCTAGGGCGAATACAGCAAAGCGCGGGTTGTTATCGTCTAAAACGGCCGCGAATTTATTGAACGAATATTGCCAAGCGGGCGATTGAAAGGCCGCGCTATTTTTTAGCATGATCAAGTGCGCCCATATTTCAGAATGACTACCGGTTTGTACGGTAACGGCCAATTGTTGCAATTTCTCGAATTTTGGCGCGTTTTTAAATACTTTAGTTTTCATGGTGTGATGTCCTATTAAATAGTCCCCTAGGGGCGAATATGCACTGATAGCCGGTGCGCTAAAAAAACCGTCAAAAATCGAGGGTTTCACCTATATAGCGTGGAAGATTCGTGCCAGCGTTTACAACCCATTGATTTACATGGGGTTTTTTTGCGTTTATTTTGTTATCCCCACGTTATCCACACAAACTGCACAAAAAAGCGGCATTTTTTGCGTAAATTGTCGCTAAAACGTGCCTAAAACGATTTTTTGCCCAATACTTTCCAATTTGGAAACTAAAACTATGCCGATCCGAGTCGGGGCAGGCGCGGGGTCAAATTCCCGCTAGGGAATAGTCAGCAGGGGGCATACCTGCTACCATTTGGCCTATGCCAGTAACCCCGCCAACCAAATGCTCGGAATTTGGATGCAAAAACCCATGCGAAAAGGGGAAATCCCTCTGCGTGGATCATGCGCCGTCCATCCTGATAAGCAAAGACAGGCGGGAGTTCAACAAAAAGTATAAGATTAGCGCATGGGATTCCATCCGGCAAAGGCAGTTAAGTACAATGCCGCTGTGTCAGGCTTGCCTAATAAATAAGCAGGTTAATCAGGCATCCCATGTGGATCATGTGTTTCCGTGGCGACAGATTGGCGAGTTTGCTTTCCGCAAAAACGTTTTTCAATCGCTTTGTCCAGAATGTCATGGGGTTAAATCTGGGCTGGAAAAAAAAGGAATATTTCGACATTATCTGAAAGACGATGTTCGGGATTACTCGGTTCACGACTATCAAAAGGTACTATATGAGAACGCCACCGCGACAGATAATTGGATTCATTCGCAACCCGTCCACATGGAACGCACAAGCGTTTGAGACGGCCATCCGTAACGATGTGGAGAATTCCACAGGGAATATTACGGCTGCCGATGAGATGTTGATTGGCTCGCTGGTTATTGTGACTGAAACCATGATTACTGCCCACTCCAATATTATGGAGTCGGGGCCAATTTACTCTTACCATTCTGGTGATGCGCCTAGCCCGTGGTACAAAATCCGTACCGAATCCCTAGACAAAGCAATTAAGATATTGGCTGAATTGGCCCTGGTTGCCCGTGGCCGGCCCAAGAAATCCAACAAGACAACAGATGTAGATGAGTTATTCGCCACAGCTTAATTCAGCGTTTGAGTACGCAACTAGCGTAGTTCGCGGGGACATACTTGCTTGTGAGGATGTCCGACTAGCCTGTCAACGGTTTTTAGATATGGTGGAGCGTAAGGACGCGCCATACGAATTTGTGCCGGCCAAGGCAGAGCATTTGCTAAAGTTTGTCAGTTTTTGCCGCCATGTAAAGGGGCCAGACGCTGGAAAGCAAATTGTCCTGCAGCCATTTCAAGTTCTGTTTATGGCTGGCATATACGGGTTTCGGGACAAACGTGATGTCAATGTCCGCTGGACAACAGATGTAATCCTGTTTGTTCCCCGTAAGTCTGGAAAGACAACCATAGCCTCCATCATTGCTTTGTACGAACTTCAGTTCGGCGATGCCGGCCCAGAGGTGTTTACCCTGGCAACAAACCGCGAACAGGCATCTATTTGCTTTGATTCCTCTAAAGCTATTGTTGAGGGCATGAAAACCGAGTTGGCCGCCAAGTTCATTATTTATCGTGGTGAATTGAAAAAGACGGGTGACAGCACCAGCACTTGCAGGGCGTTGTCCCGCGACAACCGCAAATCCGGTGACGGCAAGAATCCGTCCTGCGCCATGATTGATGAAGCGGCACAGATTGTGGACAGGCAGTCTATTGAGGTGCTGCATTCGGGTATGGGCGCTCGGAAGAACCCTTTGCGACTTTACCTGACTACCGCCAGTTTTACTAAGGAAACCAAGTTCTTTGAGGATTTAAGCCATTTGCGAAATATGCTGCGCGGCTCGGCCTCGGACAACAATCGGTGGTTTGGGCTTTGCTATAGCATTGATCCAGGGGATGAGTGGAGTAATCCCGAGGTGTGGGGCAAAGCTAATCCCATGCTAGGGGTATCTGTTACCCGTGAGCATATTACCCACATGGCTGCAGAGGCGGGGGCTAAACCGGCTTCCCTTAATGAGTTTCTCTGTAAGCAATTGAATATCTATGTGTCTGCAAACACTGCTTGGATTGACAGGCGGTATTGGGATGAGTCAGTAGACAAGATGCCCGAGGACAAACCCGAGTCTACATTTCTAGCATTTGACTTGGCGCATTCTCGAGATTTGAATGCCGTCTGCACTTTGCACCGTTATGGGGAAGAAGACTTTTATGCCAAATTCCAGTTTTTCCTGCCGGAACAATCAATGGAGTTTGTCCCTAACCATTACAAAAGCACCTATCTACAGGCACAAACAAGCGGCATTTTAAGGTTAACTCAAGGTAACGTCACCGATCTTAATGAAATTCAAGATTACATAAAACAACAATGCTTACAGCACGAAGTCAAAGAAATTGGATTTGATCCATACAATGCGGCGGCCTTGGTAGCAACCCTATATGCCGAGGGTTTACCCGTAAAGAAAGTGGGCCAGGGTATGGCCGTGCTGTCAAATCCGTCAAAGACTGCCGAGCAATTAATTCAGAAAAAGTGTATAAAACACGATGGAAACCCATTTGTTGGGTGGCAATTGGGTAACTGTGAGGTATATACTGATGTAAACGGTAATGTAAAAGTCAGAAAGAATGAGGCTGATCCCAGCGCCAAAGTGGACGGGATTATCTCCATGATAATGGCCTTGCATTGCCATTTGGACAATGTTTTTGTCAGTGATTCGTTTGGTTTTAGATCATTAGAGTGGTAAAATCCCGCGAAAATGGAGCGTAAACATGGCAATTCTTGATATTTTCAAACGAAAAGACGTTAAAGAAAGCAATACGCTTTTTGGGCAAACTGCGCTTGGTAATAACATTGTTTATCAGGGCGATAACAAGAATCCGAATGTAAATACTCAGATTCTGTACGTCACCACCAGTTCGACAAATAACGCTGGCCGTCCAGTGGATATGTCGCTGTTGACGCGCAATTCCACCATTATGTCGTGCGTGGCGCTCAAGGCTCGGGCGCTATCTCAGCTTCCAATTAAAGTAGTAAGCAAAGCGGACGATGGAACGTATGTCGATGCAATCAAATCTGAATTGGTGGGTGCGCGAGATAAAGCAAAAGCCAAACAAGTTGCTAATTTATTGGCACAACCAAATAACTTCCAATCTACCTATGAGTTTTGGTATCAGTGGCTCATGTGGTATGAATTGTCCGGCGAGGCGTTTACGCTTTGGTGGCGCAAAGATCAAAAGAACAGCTTGGAAACTCCATTGGAGATGTACTTGCTGGACTCCACCCTTATTGCGGTGACGATTACGCCCACCCGCTACCCTTCTTATCGTTTGTCTACCCCATCCTACGGGTTCTCGCGGGATGAGCCTCTTGGCTCCCACCAAGTGATGCACTGCAAGGATATGAACTGGCAAGGTTCTGCCGGTTTTAACAAAGGCATTTTGGCCGCTGAGTTGGTGTCGCTGGATCAGGACATCGACTTGTACGCCAACTATGTAATGCAAAACGGCGCAAAGCCATCGGGTATGTTTACCACCGAGCAGGTGATCGCCGATGCCAAATACAAGGAAATTGCCGCCCGTTTGAAGGAAGCGTGGAGCAGCATGGTGGGAAGCCGCCAATCTGATCCTAGTAAGCCAGGCCAAGGTATGCTGCTCGATCAGGGGATGAAATACACCCCGCTGAATATGCTTAACCTGCAAGATGCGGATGCAGCCAAGTTAAAAGATCAAACCATGAAGCGGATTTGCGCCCTTTTTGGTGTGCCGCATCAAATGCTGTCGGTAGGCGGTGAGGGTAAATTTAACAACACCCAAACCCTGTTGGATGAGTTTTACAAATCCACCATGTACCCGACTTTGGTTAATGTTCAGCAGAAACTCAAGCAACATTTGTTCCAAAGTTATCCTAACCTAGCAATTGAGTTTGATACCTGCAACTTCCTAAAAGGCGCTCCGCTGGATCAAATGAATTTTGCTACCGCAGGTGTGGGCGCGGGCATAATGACGCCAAATGAGGCCCGTGAGTTCCTTGGAATGCCTCAAATTGACGGCGCTGACGAATTGTTGGATACTAACCCTGTCGATCCTATTTCTGGCAGTTCCCCACAAGATACCGGCGGCGGCGGCGGAAACCAGAAGAAAAAGATGAATATTGGCAAGAAATGATAGACTTGTCCCAATTGCTTGCACTACAGAAAAAGTATAATAAACCGAAAAAGCGGGTAAGTGCGCTAGAATTACCTACAATATACGACATTGATTTAACAAAAGTCGATGAGGTAATCAATGACTCAAAACCTAAAAATGTTGTGCGAAGCCCGCTTAATCGTAGAGAAGCAGGGCAACAACAGTGGCAAGATTGAAGCAACTGTAACCACCTGGGGCGCTCGAGAAGGCGCAGACGGGCGGCGTTTCAATTATCAGCCAGAAGGCTTTATGGATTGGGCCGAATCCTTTGCTAAAGGCGGCAAACCCCTCCCCATGTTTTTGAATCACCAATCGGACGCAATGCCGGTTGGCGAGTGGACATCCTTTGAGATGGATGAAACCGGCATGACGGCGCAAGGGCGTATTTACATGAATACCACCGCCGGAAAAGATATTTACACAGTAATGCAGGAATCCCCACAAATGTTTGGCGGTGTTTCTGTTGGCGCTTATGCCGAAGATTATCAAATGGTTAATGCCGATGGCGAGCCCGATCAATCTGAGGAAGCATATTTCCAAATTACCAAAGGTGGATTGCGTGAGGTATCTATCGTGATGTATCCCAACAACCCCGAGGCAAATGTCAACAAGTTGGAATTTTTCCGGCCTGATGGCTCTGCCGATCTAAAGATTTTGGAGCAAGCCCTGCGTGATGCTGGACTATCCAAGAGTGATGCGGTTGCCGCTGCATCTACTTTCAAAAAGGTGCTTGAGCAGCGCGATGCTGTTGTAGCGCCTGTTGAAACTGCACCAATTCTGAGTGATTCTGATGCGGAGGCAACCAAAGCGGAAATTCTCGCGGCTCTCGAGCAACGCGAACTTCTTAAAACTCTCGATAAACGACTGAAAGGTTAATCATGTCTAAAGAAATCATTGAAAAACTGGACGCAATCGAAGCGGCTCAAGCCGAAAAGATCAGCGCCACCGAAGCAAAATCTATCGCTGCTGTTGAAGCCGTCAAGGTTGAAATGCAAGAGCAGATTGCTGCTTTGGAAGCAAAAGTTGCCTCTGTGCAAGCCCCCGCAATCATCCAAGCACCGGCCAAAACCATTCGTGGTGATGTCAACCGTAATGTGCGCGAACAACTGACTCAGTTCTACAAAGGTAACAACCGTGTAGAAAAAGAACTGAAAATGTTTGCT